TGAATAGAGGGGCTATGGATTTTTACAAAGAACCAAACGTTAAAACATCAGATGCGGAAGATTACGCTAAAAATATATACGATAAAGGACATGGTGCACCAGCTGCATCATTTTCTGATAATATGGTAAATCTTAAACAAACATTCTCATACTTAAATTGTATAATGCAAGACCAATACCTTAATAGAGGTGAGTGGAGATTGTTAGAAGAACAAATCCGTAAATGGGATGATACTGAAAATATAACTGTACTAATAAAAACATTCTTTGATACACCTGTAAAACGAGTACCAACTGGAGCAGCAATTCCATCCCACTTACAAAAGCATATTTATTTTGAAAAAAGTAATAAATGGAGATGTTTTGTATTTCTAAATCAAAAACCAAAATTTCATTGGGATGAGTTAGAAATGATATGCGAAGAAGAAGACCACAAATTTTAATGAATATGAATTTATCTGAATTAATAAACGAAATACTTTCCGAATGGGCATACCGTTGTGATAATGGAACGCCGAACCCAAAGAACCCAATCCACTTAAAGGAGTTGGGTATTGTACTTTCAGAAATGGGGCTATCACACATCAAAAATGATTTGGTAGAAAACCTATTAATGGAAAAGGGAAAAACACCTGAAAAAAATGTTGTAGAAGCTGATGGTAACTTTACTAATCCAGCTCTTAACAAATCTATTAAATATAAAAACGATAAGGGTGAGGACGCGGAAGGTATCGTTGGTAACTTATTAAGATTGCCAAAAGAACATCCTGGTAGAGTAGCTGCAGAAAAAACACTACCTGCTGATGGTACGCCAGAAAGGGATGCATTAAATAAAGATTTAGGAGGTCAGAATCAACCAGGTGGTGCTGAAAAACCAAAGGATGCTAAAGGTGGTGAAGAAGCTCCAAAAGAAGACCCAACAAAAGCTGCACAAGCTATGTTTGACCCTAAAGCAGACCCAGCAATGGCTGCTAGAATGAATAAAGAAAAAGAAGTTCAAGCTCAATTAGCAAAAGATGCTGAAGCACAAAACGAACCACCCCCAACTCCAAAAAACCAAACAACAAACAAACAATTAGCAAAAGCAGCTGGATTTGATAATGTTGGTAGTTGGTATAATGACCTTAATAAGAAAGCAATGTCTGATGATCCTGAAGTGGCATCAAAGGCGGAAAAAGATTTAGATACATACGAAAAAAATAAAGTAAAAGATGCTCAATCAACTGATGATTTTAATCCAATAGATAGTAAGGATGTAGCAAAGGAAATGCCACAAGCTGACCCGGAAACATTTGCTGGTGGTTCTGATATTCCAGATGGAGTAACACCAGAAGAATTAAACAAATTCAATACTGATATTAGTAAAGTAGCACAACAGGTAGCTGATGCAAAAGCTAAAGGAGAACCAGCACCAAATATTAACTTATGTGATGTTACTGTGCCGGGTACAAACTTATATTGTGATGATAACTTAGGAATACCAAGAGATGAGATGCCACAATTTAAAGGTACTGCTCAACCTGGTAGTAGAGCAGCTGGAATGGATGTGGATGCAAGTGGTGAAGTAGATACTGAACCGGTATTCAAAGAAATGTTAAAAGAAAAAGGTATTAAAACCCTTCAAACGCAAATACCTGCTGATAAATTAAAAGCAACACAAAAAGATTTAGTTGGTGCTAAAGTAGTTGGTATGATGGGAGCTTTAGAGAAAGACCCTAATCATCCGAAGATTACTGCACCAATATATGTGAGTAGAGATGGACACGTAATTGATGGACATCACCGTTGGGCAGCTATTGTAGCTCATAACGCTGCAAATCCTGATAATCAAATACCAATGAAAACAACGGTATTGGATATGGACATTAAAGATGCAATCCCAATGGCAAATAAGTTTGCAGAAGATATGGGTATTGCGGCTAAGAAAGCAGATGCAAATAAAGAAGAACCACAAAAAGTAACATCAGCACCAAAGGTTACCGAAAAGATAAAGAAAAAAATAGAAAATTGGACTGAAAAGGAAAAAGCATTCTTCGATAGAAATGAAGGAGCTCCTGGTTCAAAAGAACGTAGAAGTTTAGGACAGGCTTTGAAAGATAAAGCGGCCGGAGCTTGGAAAGCAATTAAAAAAGGTGCTAAGCACGAAGTTGAAGAATTCAAAGCAGCTGGTTCTGGTGTTAAAAACTTTTTTAGTGGTAAAGAATTAAGTAAACATGAACAAAAAGCACTTAAAGCAGTTGCATTTAAAGTAGTAACTACTGCTGTATTCGGAGCTGCATTTGGTGGATTATCACATGGTGTTGCTGCATTTGGAAAGCACGTAGCAATGGAGTTTATACCTCACATTATTGGTGAGACAATTCTAAAGGGAGTTGGTAAAGCGGCAGTATTTGCTGACGCCGATGGAGAAGCTGAAACTGATGCAAATATGATTAAGTTTACTGAATTGATTGCAAAAGGACTTGAAGAAATGGAAATCACTCCTGAAATGATGGAGCAGATGGTTGACTCGTATAATGAAAAGAAAGAAAATGGTGAAGTTGATAGTGAAACTACTACTGGTGTAAAAGCTGAACATTTACATTTAGTAGATGAGTTGATGTTAGAAATGATTTATGGTTTTATTGAAGAAGCAAAAGGAAAAAAGCCTACACCAACAACTGGTGATTGGAAATTAGCTGCAAGAGCAGGTGGACCTGATGGTAAAGTTGTTTATTTCCAATCTCCAGAATCGAAAAAAGATGCGTTGGCAGCCCGTACTCACGTTGATGTTGATAAAAAATTACAAGCTAAAGCTGAACAGCCAAAAAGTGAACCCATACCAGGTGCTGATTTATTTGGACAAGATTACAAAGATGCGAGGGGTGGTAGTGGAACAAAGGGTACTAAAAAAGTAAATTACGATAGTAGAGTAGATGGTGAAGCATCTTCTAAAGTTGAACAAACATTCAATACCGATTCTAAATTTAGTGAACCTGGTATGAAGCATGAGGAAAGAGTTAAAAGATTGGAAGCTATGAAAGCAAAAAAAATCAACAAAGTAACGGTTGATGATGTTTACACAGCTATGGGAGTTGATAGAGGAACTACAAAATTCCCAGCAAAGTATATGTCTGTTTTGACAAATGCATTAAACTTCGCAAAAGGAAAATTTACCATTACAGATTTAACTGATGCGGCTGGAGCCGGTACATTGGATTCTACATTAGGTGAGTTGGTTACTTTGATGGGAGCAACTTTACAAGACCCAGCCCAAAGAAAACAATTTTTTGATTGGGCAAGACAACAGGTTAAAGAGGGTGGAAACGAATCGGCATTAACTATTGCATGGATTAATTCAGCACAGGATTCTTGTGAAGCATTTCACAGAAAACTTAAAAAAGATTGTCCTGGTGGACATGAAGTAAACACAAACTTCTGGGATATTCCATCGGAAGCTAAAGCAGCTGGTGTTAAAAATTATAAAAGAGATAAAGGTAAATCTACTGATATTAATACAATGGTAGATTGTATTGCTAAAGATGGTACTAGAACTCAAAAGTGGTTACAACCATCTTTGAAAAAAAATAAAAAAGTAAACGGATTTAACTCTACAACTGGTAGGGTTTTTGCAACTACGGTATTGCGTTGGGCTAGTCCTGAAGTAAAAGCGCAATATAGTGCATTCGGTGATGAATTGGATTCGTATGAGGGTCTTGATGATAACGCACCAGCTGGTGAATATACAATTACTGATAAGAAAGGTAATGTAAGACCTATGACTATCAAAGAAAGAAAGACTCAGCTTAACAAACTCATGCAAAATATTGAAAAAGATTTTGAAGATAAAATACCATCTGAAGCAAATCCAAAATTAGCAAGAGAAAGACAGGATACTTTACATAAAAAAATGGAGAACGATGAAAAAGTTGTAGCTGAAAGAAATGAATTTTTAACAAAATATTTGGCTATGACTCCGGCCGAAAGAAAAAAAGTATGTGTACAAATCTCAAAAGATTTAAATCAAAAAGGTGATAAATACGCTATGGAGTTAATGGAAACTCTTGATGCTTTGGCAAAATATGATTTGACAACTGCTGAAAACTTTGATTCGGCACTTGAGGAAATGGGTATTAAAAATCCAAAAGATAGACGAAAATTAAATTCAGCGTTAATGAATGGGGTTGTTAATACTGCTGGTAATAAGACTCAATCCGCAAAGTTTAAGGAAAAAATTACTAAAAACTCACATGACCATTCAAAAGCAGTATTGGAATATTTGATTAGTGATAATGAGAATAAAAAAGCTCTTTTGGAAAACATATCAACTCAATTCCCATTAAAAGACCTTATGGAAGGTAAAGAGTGGGCTATTTTAGGTGAAAAGGGTGGTGGTATTAACTTAGATAGAGATACTATTACTAAATGTTTAGGAGCTGACAAATTTGAAGATGTTGTTGAAAAATTAATTATAGTTGATTATAATGGAGAACCAACATTAGCTTATGCAGCTGATAACGGTAAACGAACAATACCTATTGGTGTACTCAATTGTAGACCTGATGGTATTATGTATGGTAGCACATGGAAACTTGAATTAAGTATTCATGAAGGATTTGCCGATTGTTGTAAGACACATGATAAGTAAAAATAACCCGTTTTTATCCTTCCTTTCCATTTTTAATATTTATAGTTAATTAAAAGAAAAGAGGATGAAGACACAGTTACTTTGTACATTTACAACAAAAGGAGAGTTACAAAATACTCTACAACAAATTAGAGAAACGTATCATATAGTGTATAATTACATTTATATTTTACAAAATAAGTCTAATTTGGATGAGTTGTTTATTACATATAATATAGATACAGCTTTCCAACCGGATACTCCATTGGAAAATACAATATTAATACATAGAAAGAAGGAATCTAATTCACTATACACTATTAATGCTCTTAACGAATTGGTTAAAGAGGAAAATGGTGGGGTATTAGATTCTTCGTTTGTCATTAATTGGCAAAAGTTTAAGAATTCAATCATACTAACAAATGCGGAAGGAACTAAGAAAATTCAGACAAGAGTTTTTGAAGTAATGTCATTTGGTGAGGCTGAAACAAATAACAATAAAAATAGTGAGGGATAATTAAAAATGTTTATACCAAATCATTTACATTTACTTGTAAAAGGATATATAAAAACCCCACCACAAACCGAAAACGTATTAAACGAATGGTTTAGACAATTAGTTACTAAAGTAGGAATGAAAGTGGTAGCAGGACCTACATCAGTTTATGTAAATGAGCCAGGTAACGAAGGAATAACTGGAACGGTAACCCTGGCAACATCGCATGCTAGTATTCATGTTTGGGATAATGAAAATCCAGCTATGTTCCAATTTGATTTATATAGTTGTTCGGATTTTACACCAACGCAAGTATTAGACCATATTGATGAATGGTTTGAATTAAAAGAAGCCTATTGGCAGTTTATAGATAGAAACGGAAGTACCTTTGAATTAGTAAATTCTGGGCATTTTACAAAAAACAAATAATTTAAATATTAACATTATGATACTTAAAAAAGGCGATAACAACGAAAATGTTAAGTTAATGCAACAAAAGCTGGGAATTGAACCAGCAGTAACTAATTTTGGACCTAAAACTGAAGCAGCTGTAAAAGAATGGCAAGCAAAGAATGGTTTAGTTGCTGATGGTATAGTAGGACCGGCAACTTGGGCAAAAATTATGGGAGAATCAACTCCAGTACCAGCAGCACCAGTTCAACCTGTGGCAAATGTTGGTGGATTGAAATTGGATAAATTGAGAGGACATATTCCTGATGCAGTTATCCAAATGATTCCTGATACGGCAGCTAAGTTCCAAATCAATACTCCATTGAGATTAGCACACTTCTTAGCACAATGCGGACATGAGAGTGGCGGATTTAGAGTAACACAAGAAAACCTAAACTATTCAGCTAAAGGATTGGCTGGTATCTTTAAGAAATATTTCCCAACTGAAGCAGCAGCAACTCCGTATGCTAGACAACCACAAAAGATTGCAAACAAAGTATATGCAAATCGTATGGCTAATGGTTCGGAAGCAAGTGGTGATGGCTATAAATTCAGAGGTAGAGGATATATCCAATTAACAGGTAGAGATAACTACACTCAATTCGGTAAAGCAATTGGTGAGGATATTGCATCAAATCCTGATAAGGTATCATCTCAATACGCATTATTATCAGCAGCTTGGTTCTGGTCTAAAAATGGATTGAACAAATTGGCAGATGGTGGAGCAGGTGATACTGTGGTAACATCTATTACTAAAAGAGTAAATGGTGGTACAATTGGGTTACCTGATAGAATTAAACATTTCAAAGAATATTATCATTTATTAGCCTAAAATTTGGTAATGTAAATAAAAATTCGTATATTTATAAAATATAATACAACATAAAATGGGAAATATAAGTTTAAAAAGACTATTTGAAGCTGAAGATTTCAAAGCTAAAAGTAAAGAGACTGGAAAATTAGTACACTTCAAATCAAAAGATGCATATCAAGCTGCATTAAAAGCTGGTACTCACGAAGACCCTAACGCTGAAAAAGGTGGAGTATCTAAAGCACCTGCAAAACCAAATGATATGTTTGGTGGGGATTATGCAAAAGATAGAGGTGGTGAAGCTCCAAACCAACCATCAGCTAACTTAACACCAGATTCTAAGATTGTTAAAGTACTTTCTAAAAAAACTGGAGTAAATGGTAGAGCATCAATTTCATGGGCTGAGCAAAATGGTGTTGATTTGGAAAAAATAGCTAGTGATGTGGAATCAAAAAAATTAAATCCGATGGATTTTATGACTGCTGTTGTGGGTGGTACTGGAAATAAATACGCTAAAGATATAATTGCAAAGTATTCTCAAGGTGGAGCATCTACTAAAGCTGAACCAAATGGTGGATTTGGTTGGGGACCTGAAACTGACAGAAAACCTGCTAGTTCACTTCCAAAGAAAGCATCTCAATTAAATTCCAAACATTCAAAGATGGTTCAAGATGTAGTAAACGCGGAAACAGGATTAAAAGGATATATTGATACTGATGATAATACCGGTGCATTTATGTATAATGCTGGTATGGGTGATACACCAACATACACATTATATTTTGGAAGTAATGATGATTATGGTAAGCCGAATGAGTTCAGAGTAACTTTAGAATCTACTTATGGTAATGACCCATCTGATTTAGAAGGTAAGATTGATAAATCTTTCAAATCAGCTGATGAAGCTATGACGTTTATGATAGCGGTTGCTAAGAAATATAAGAAAGAATTGGAAATGGATGATGAAGATACAAACGAATCAACGAAACTAACATCAATGATTAAAAAATAAAAAAAAGGGAGAAACTAAAAATTCTCCCTTTTTTATTTGGTATACTCGACTATTTTTCGTATATTTGTGTATATCCACAATCATATATAAATGCCAATAGCTCTACAAAATATACTTAAAAAAGATTTGGAATTCTGAATAATTTATCGTATATTTGTATTTCTATTATATTTATTAATGTAACGGAGGTGAAGGACACTCACCTAAATAAAACCATAAAACATAAACTCTTAAAACTTAAAAGACATGGCTATTAACTTAGACGCAATTAAGAGCAGACTTAACAAACTGCAAAACACCCAAAGAACAACTGTAGAACTTTGGAAACCAGCACCCGGTAAACACACAATCCGATTGGTGCCCTACAAATTCAATAAAGAAAATCCTTTTATTGAACTTTATTTTCACTACAACATTAACAACAAATCTTACTTATCTCCGATGAGTTTTGGTAGACCCGACCCTATTGTTGAGTTTGCTGATAAACTTAAAAGAATGGGTGACAAAGAAGATTGGAAAGCTGCAAAAAAGATGGAGCCGAAACTTAGAACTTTCGTACCAGTATTGGTAAGAGGTGAAGAAGGTGAAGGTGTTCGTTTTTGGGGCTTTGGAAAAACTGTATATCAAGAAATTCTTGGTTATATGGCAGATCCTGATTATGGTGATATTACAGACCCAAATGAAGGTAGAGATATTACTGTTGAAGTAGTATCGGCTGAAGACAGTGGTACTTCTTACCCTGTAACAACTATCCGTGTTAAACCAAAGGAAACTCCAATGGCAACTTCAAAAGAAGAAACGGATAAGTTTCTAAATTCCCAAAAGGAAATTACTGAACTTTATTCAGAATTAACTTATGCAGAATTGAAAAATGTATTAGAAGGTTGGTTAAATCCATCTGGAACTTCTGATGATGAGGTATCGGCATCTGCTCAAACCCTATCATCAACGGCTAAAGATGAAGATGAGGCACCATTCGATACAACTCCATCAAAACCAGCAACACCAGCACCAGCTCCTAAGAAAGTTGATGATGTGGCAGCAGCTTTTGATGACCTTTTCAATTCATAAAATAAATAAGTTAATATGGCGAAAGCAACTAAGGAAGTGGACTTAGCAGAAGTGCTAGCGGACTCCCTAAACAAACAAGCAAAAGACCAAAAGGTAGCATTCTTTTTGGACAACAATGACTCCCCTACAAACGTAGAAGGTTGGGTATCAACTGGAGCATCAATGTTGGATGTGGCAATCTCTAATAGACCTTATGGAGGTTTGCCTGTTGGTAGAATTACCGAAATTACGGGATTGGAACAAAGTGGTAAATCATTAGTATCAGCTCACTTACTTGCCGAAACTCAAAAGTTAGGTGGTATAGCTGTATTGATTGACACGGAGAATGCAGTAAGTAGAGAATTCTTAGAAGCCATTGGAGTAGATACAACCAAATTACTTTATGTAGCAGCTGAGACTGTTGAACAATGTTTTGAATATACTGAAACTATCATCGAAAAGGTGAGAGTTGCATCGAAAGATAAGTATGTAACAATCGTTGTGGATTCAGTAGCAGCAGCATCAACTGAAAAGGAGATGGAAGCTGATTATGGTAAAGATGGTTACGCTACGGATAAAGCAATTATCATTTCCAAAGCAATGCGTAAAATCACAAATCTTATTGGTAGACAGAAAATCACTTTGGTTTTCACAAACCAATTAAGACAAAAGATGAACGCAATGCCATTCTCTGACCCTTGGACAACTTCTGGTGGTAAAGCAATCGCTTTCCATGCATCGGTTCGTTTAAGATTAAAGAGTATGGGAACGATTAAGGCGAAAGAAAATGGTAACGATAGAATCGTAGGTATTAAAGTTCGTTGTCAGGTAGTAAAGAATAGGATGGGACCTCCGTTACGTTCCGCCG